GACTCCCGAGGCTAAGGTCAAGAAGCAGGTAGTCCAGCAATTAAAGTTGTTGGACGCCTATTACTTCTACCCCGTCACCGGGGGGTATGGCCGATCCGGTGTGCCTGACATAGTAGGCTGTTACAAGGGAAAGTTTTTTGCAATTGAGTGCAAGGCCGGGGCCAACAAAACGACCCCATTACAGGAACTCAACATTCATCAGATCCAAAAGAACAGCGGGATAGCCTTAGTTATTAACGAGGAAAATATTAACGACGTTTATACTGCCTTGTTAGGGACTCCCTAACATCCCCCACATTTAGATGCCAGTTACCTACCACACACATGACTAAACCAAAACCCAAAACTGAATTAAAACAAAACCGAAATTCACGTGAACTAATTTATAGTATTTTTACTACGACCAAACGTGAATTGCCTATGGTTGAAGTGCGTCATCAAGACTTAACTTCATCTACCGTTGAAACAATTCTTCGTGAGCTTGCTACTGATGGTACGTTAATACGTAGGCAAGTACGTTTAGAACCGGAGAGCCGAGCAATCTGGGTATACCGCGCCCCTGATGTAGAAATAAACCCTGCGTATATAGATGCAGACGATCCTGCCGTTAAACCCAAGAGGAAGCCCCGCCCGCCCCCTAAAGAGAAAGTACCGACCAGCCCTGACTACAAACAGATCATGGCAGGGGAACCGGATAACTACAGAGCATTGCGTGATTTGCCCAAAGGCAGCGAACAAGTTGTTGCCGAACTTTACTTATCTGATTACTACGATACGAGTAGCCCTAAATTTCTAAAGGACCATAGGCCCATGAAAGAAACGCTTACCCCCGATGCGTCCAGCAACATCGTCCAGATCATCCGTGATGCGGCAGAACTGCAAAAAATAACAGCGGCATCGCCCCCTAATTGGGCGGCTATAAATTCTTTGGCACAGTCTTTATTGATCAGCGCGGCTAGCCTGATGCGTGATTCCCTGAGTAACATTTGGAGCGAACATGATCGTAAATAAAATGGAGATGACGGACGAGGATTATCCGGATTACACGTATGAGCCTATCTTTATGTTGGGCAATGCTATGTACGTACCTCACTACGATGTCAAGTACAAGCATCATTGGGTTAGTTACGGCTATGAAATTAAAACAACTGTCGAACTCCTAACGCTTGGTGCCAAACCCGAGATGAAACATCTGTGGAAGCGTAGCTGGACCGAAAAAGAAATATTCAAGGGGCGCAAGCGCAAGTGTTCGTCAGAGGAATTAAAAAATATGTTATTGAATCAACACATCTCCCCAACACCAACTAGGAGTAAGAAGAAATGAGGAAGAAAACACTGATCAACTTGAAGTGGGACGACAACAAGGGTGAAGGCGAACTAAAAGTTGTGGAAGGCTTTGAAGACATGCACCCGATTACCCAACTTGATTTTTTGTCCGACTGCATCTACGGCCTACAGAAATTGCATGACGCTATTTTCGAGAAAGACGCTGCAAGAGTTGGCTCTACACACATACTAGAAGCATTGGGCCTTACAAAACAATTAACCGACAAAGGGGACAAGGAATGATAGTACAGGGTAAGATCGTTAAAGACTGGGACAAGTACAAGATAGGCACCGCGTACGTCCCGCCTCCGCAAAACCAAGTAATCTCTTGGGACATGGAGCGACTTCAAACACATCTGCTGTGGGGTAGCGTGTTGCGCCCATCTTTGCGTGATCGTCTTAGTATATTTTTAGGAGGTGGCCGTGACTAAAGCTGAAGCATGGAAAAAATGGTGGACAGAAACTCACGGGCAGAACATGCCAATGGGTGGGTATCACCCGATGGAAGGACACATACATGACGCATTCGTAGCAGGATGGGATGCGGCAGATAAACAATCTCAAGTTGAGATTACGCACCTCAAAGAACAACTTATGCGGGCTAACACCAACGATGGAGCTTACAAGGCTGCTTACTTAGCCGGTCAAATGACGGCACGAGGTGGGAGTTGGAAATGACCGATTCAGAAATGCTGAAAGAAGCCGACCGTATTTTGTGTGAGGCCCGAAGCGCAATAGGAAAGATTAGAGTGGAACGCGAAAGAGGAATGGGTTACTTCCATGCCGAGGTCGATTGGTTGGTTAATGAATACGACAACATCATTAACTTGATTAGAGCTATACGCGCAAGGGGGGAGAAATGACTAACGAAGAATTAATGAACATGATGACCGATATGGGATTACATGAAGGGGGCATGGAAAACTGGGTTATGGACAACGCTTGGGTAGAAGTCGCCAAGCGTGTCGCCGCGCATGAGCGGGAGGAGTGCGCCAAGCTATGCGATGCGTTTTCTAAACTACTTACATTGGACCCGACGATAAGCGACTGTGCTACAGCTATCCGTCAAAGGGGAGAGAAATGACAAGAGAAGACATCATCCGCCTAGCGCGGGAGGCGGAAATTCCCGGATCGTGGGACTTAAATTGGTTTGACCCATACCTTGAACGCTTTGCCGCCCTTGTCGCCGCGCATGTAAAGAAACCGTGGGTCGGGCTAACTAAAGAAGAGGCTAAAGAAATCAACCTTGCAAACCGCCCGTATGTCATAGACATGATAGCCGCGCTTGAGGCGAGGTTAAAGCAGAAGAACACATGAGATACGGAATCCTTGACGACGAAGGCAAGGTGATTCGGTGGGTATGGGAGAAGCCTCCCTACCCACACGTGGTTGAAAAAATTAAACGCCAGCGAAAGCAGAAGCTGGATCTATCTAAAGTACAGGAGGCGCTATTTTGATGAAGTATAAATCTAGAATATGGCAATTTGGTCAGTGTGTTGAACTCAACAAATGTCAAGAAATTATCGACCACTTCCGCAGTTCGACCAATGTGATGGATGCAAAGATTGGCGATATCACAAACCAAGTTATACATGAGCACCGTAAAGCAAGACTATGTTGGATTCCAGAACAAGCGTCAGTTACATTACTTCTTTTTACGCAGGGGCTAATCGCTAACTTTAAGGGTGCTTGGGGTTTTGATATTGAGACATCTGAACAAACACAGGTCGGCGAATACTCAGTTGGTGGGCATTACGACTGGCATAGAGATGAAGAGTTTTTTAACAAAGAGAAAGGCAACCACCGTAAAGTATCGGTTGTCATGCAGTTATCTGACCCTAACGATTATGAGGGTGGAGACTTAATACTAGACTTTACCCAGCAAATTCCTGCTTCACGCGAACGAGGTTCCGTAGTCGCATTTCCTAGCGAACTAATGCACAAGGTTACACCTGTCACACGAGGTGTTAGATATTCAGCCACGCTGTGGCTTAGTGGCCCGCTGATGATTTAAAGGTAGATAATGACAGCAGATGATATCCACGTTGGCGGTAGCCACTATAAAGAGATGGAGTTCCCGCCGTGGGATGCGATGCAAGCAATACTAACTTACGAGGAATTCGTAGGGTTTCTCAAGGGCAACATCATTAAGTACTCGATGCGTCAGGGACGCAAAGCCGGATCGACTGATGATGCCGAGAAGGCATTGCACTACGCCGCCAAATTAAAAGAGATACAAGGTGAGTTATGAAGTTAATCACGATAGACTTTGAGACGTACTACGATCAGGACTTCAGCCTGTCCAAGATAACTACGGAGGAGTATGTTCGTAGCCCGCAGTTTGAGGTTATTGGAGTAGGTGTAAAGGTAGACAACGAGCCTACGCAGTGGGCCAGTGGGCCGAGGAAAGAGTTGGGTCAGTGGCTCAAGCAGTTTCCGTTTGCCGAATCAATGGTGCTTGCCCATAACACAATGTTCGATGGTGCCATTCTCAAGTGGCACTTCGGTATAGACGCGAAGATATGGGCAGACACCTTGTGTATGGCACGAGCCATCCACGGCGTGGAGGTAGGTGGTTCGCTTAAAGCATTGGCCGAGCGGTACAAGGTGGGTGCTAAGGGTGACGAAGTTATCCATGCCAAGGGCAAGCGGCGTTTAGATTTTAGCGACGAGGAGTTGTCACGCTACGGGGATTACTGCCTCAATGACGTGGATATAACTTACGAGTTGTTTAGCATCCTGAGCAAGAGCTTTCCCCGGGACGAGTTGCGCCTGATTGATCTGACGTTGCGGATGTTCATCGATCCTGTTTTGGAAGTGGACGAGGATCTAATGCGTGATCACCTGCGCGATATCCAGCTAGCAAAGCAAGAGCTATTAGATAACACCAAGGCGGAAAAAGCCGACCTACTATCTAATCCAAAGTTCGCTGCTCTTCTTAAAGAATTCGGAGTCATTCCCCCTACCAAGATAAGCCCAACCACAGGTAAGGAGACGCTCGCACTAGCTAAGAACGACGAGGAGTTCAAGGCACTAGCAGAACACCCGGACGTACGAGTGCAAGCTCTTGTAGCTGCACGGCTAGGCACTAAGTCTACGTTGGAAGAGACAAGGACCGAGCGGTTCCTAGACATCAGCAGTCGAGGGGCATTGCCGATTCCGCTACGGTACTACGCTGCCCATACTGGTCGGTGGGGTGGTGATGACAAGATCAACATGCAGAATCTGCCGAGCCGGGGCGAGCATGGTGGCAAGATCAAGCGGGGCATCCTCGCGCCTGAAGGGTACGTGATGATCGACTCCGACTCCTCGCAGATCGAGGCGAGGACATTGGCGTGGCTGGCTGGTCAGGATGATCTGTTAACTGCTTTTACTAATGGCGAGGACGTGTACAAAATCATGGCCTCTTCTATCTATAACAAGCCAGTTGAAGATGTCACAAAAGCGGAACGATTTGTTGGTAAGACTACGATTCTCGGTGCAGGATACGGCATGGGCGCAGCCAAGTTCCAAGCGGCACTCAAGACTACCGGGGTAGAAGTTTCCTTGGACGAGGCACGGCACATCATCAACGTGTATCGCGCCACTAACGACAAGATCGTAGGTCTATGGAGTCAGGCACAAGCTACGCTCAAGGGCATGGTCAACGGCGAAGAGACTCAGCTAGGTCGAGAAGGTGTGCTCAAAGTATTTAACACGTCCATCCGGTTGCCGTCCGGGTTGATGATGCGATACGACGAGTTGAAGGTCGAGCCGGGAGAGAAGGGGCCGTCATTTATGTACCGCACCCGCAAGGGATTCACCTATATCTACGGTGGTAAGGTCATTGAGAACGTGTGCCAAGCTGTCGCAAGGTGTATAATCGGTGAGCAAATGTTGCGTATTGCTAAGAGATACCGTGTAGTCATGACAGTTCATGATGCCATCGCATGTATAGCACCAGAAGCACAGGCCCAAGAAGCTATGGCTTACGTCATGGAGTGTATGCGGTGGACTCCCACGTGGGCCGAAGGGTTACCCCTAAATTGTGAAGCGGGATTTTCCCGTAGATATGGAGAGTGTTAAGTGAGTCTTCCCGCGTGGTCCTTTAGTAGTATTAAGGCATATGAACAGTGCCCTAAGAAGTTCTACCACCTCAAAGTAGTAAAGGACTATGCGGAGTCGGCCACAGAAGCAACCCTATACGGGTCGCAGTTCCACGAAGCAGCCGAGTTATATATCAGGGACGGCACTCCCCTGCCTCCACACTTTAACTATGCGAAGTCAGTACTAGACAACTTCAACCGGATGCCGGGAGAGAAGCTGTGTGAGTACGAGATGGGCTTGACCGAAGACCTGAAGCCCTGCGGGTTCAAAGACGAGAACGTGTGGTGGCGGGGCATCGCCGACTTGATCATCCTTGATCGTGAGAACGCAGAAGCAAGGGTGGTGGACTACAAGACCGGCAAGTCAACGAAGTACGCCGACAAGGGTCAGCTTGAGTTGATGGCATTGGCAATCTTCAAGCACTTCCCCGAGATTAAGAAGGTTAAGGGTGGCTTGCTATTTGTAGTAGCCAACGCCTTCCTCAAAGACAACTATCACGTGGACCAGCAAGATGTGCGCTGGAGTAAATGGATTGCAGACCGCAAGCGAATGGCCGCATCATATGCCAACAATGTGTGGAACGCGAGGCCGAGTGGGCTGTGCCGTAACCACTGCGTAGTTTTATCTTGTCCTCACAATGGAAGGAACTAGTCATGCCTTACGTTAATAAGCCACGCCCCTACAAGAAAGAATACGAGCAGCAGAAGGAGCGGGGCGAGCACCCGCTGCGGATGGAACGTCAGAAGGCACGTCGGATGTACGATGCCGAGGGGATCGACCGCAAGGGTAAGGACATAGATCACAAAGTTTTGTTAAGTAAAGGCGGTAGCAACGACAAAAGTAATCTGCGACTCACTACCCCGCACAAAAATCGTAGCCGAAACGGTAAGTAATGCAGATCGTCAGCAACAAACACTTAATACTACAGCTACGTGATCCAACGAAGGTCACGAGTCAGATACCGAAGAGCAAAGACATAGGGAACAACAGAGTGCTAGTTAACTGGGGGCTGGATGAAGCCCGGGCTTTACGCCAAC